CCTCTAGGGTTTCTTCTCAAGTAAGTGATAGTTACTTGAGGGATTGACCTTAATCAATCGTAAGTTCATACTAACCACTCACTAAAGAAGTATTGACAAAATACAGCCTAAGTGACCTATAAAGAGATAAAGCAATGTGCAGATGTTTAGTCCTAGATATTAGAACCAAAAAGAATGATGTAATTATTGAGAAGTACGGTGACCATGTAAGAATCAGGTGGTTGCCGTTATTTACTAAGGAATCCGAAAATGAATACGAAATCGAGTGGTACAGGTACAGAATTATTATCAGTAACCGAACGTAGAGTCGCTGGTTTACTTTATAACTGGCAAGGTTTAATCCAAAAGCATTTCCATGAGAACGTAGAGGCTCAGACTGTAATGTTTTTCCTCTATGTTTCCTCTAAAGATGAGCCTGTAGACCTTACGACAATCGGGAGTAGTCTAGGGTTATCTAAAGCTGCTACCAGTAGGAATTACTACCGATTGGCAGATGGTAAGACAGGGGAGGGAGGTTTAGACCTTATCAAGGCTATTGTGGACTATTCTGATAGAAGGAGAATGCTAGTAACTCTTACAGCTAAAGGTTTAGAAATAGCTAGGGAGCTTACAGCATTCATTATCAATAAAATGGAGAAACAACATCATGCTAGTTCAGAATGAGTTTGGAGTATGGCAGATTGATATAACCATAGAAGGGGAGAGAGTCCGTAAGTCTACTAAGACTAAGGATAAAGCCCTAGCTGAGAAGCTCCACTCAGTAGTAGAAGCTGACTTAATCAAGGGCGCATGGGGTATCACTAAGAAAACCCCTAAGTTAACCTTAGATGCTGCCTTCAAGTTAGCCATTCACTCACACTGGAAGGGTACTAAAGCTGAGTATAAGGTGTCTCAGAATTGGGAGCTACTTAAGCAACATATAGATACTACTAAGGATATCTCCAGTATCACTACGGAAGTCGTAAGAGACTTAGTGATTAACCTAGGGAAAGCTGGTAACGCCCCGGCTACAATCAATCGTAAGTTAGCAGTCCTCAGAACCCTACTTAATCTCTGTATTGAGTGGGGTAAACTGTCTTATGCACCTCGTATTAAAGCTTTAAAGGAACCACCAAGTAGACACAGAGTATTGACCGTAGAGGAGGAATACTCTATGATGTTGTTTTTCGGTAAGCACTACACTGAGCAAGCAGGACTGTTCGAGTTCCTCTTATCAAGTGCTAACCGGGTAAGTGAAGTATTGAAGTTGACTTGGTTCGATGTGGATTTCAAAAGTAGTGTTATACGCTTCGTAGACACGAAATCAGGGGAGACCCTACACAAACCCATGACTGAGGTAATGAAACGTGTCCTAGAGGCTCGTAAGGGGCTTCCTGTGCCATTCCCATACACTTTAGATATGGTAGAGAGCTATTGGCATTACTTCAGGAAACACTTAGGGTATCTTGAGGATGAAACTTTTGTTATTCACTCCTTAAGACACACTTGTGCAAGTCGTTTAGTAGCAGCTGGTGTAGATTTAAAAAGAGTACAGATATGGTTAGGTCATAAGAGTTATACCACTACATTGAAGTACGCTCAGTTATCTGAGAGTCATCTAGGAGATGTTGTAAGCAGTCTAAATGAGGCTGAAAAGTTTGACCGTAGTTTGTCTTTTTCTAGTCAAACTGTAGGCAAACAGTAGTTAGCAGTAGAACACCGAAGTCTTTATAAACAAGGACTTAACCCAAGCCCGGGTGGTGAAATTGGTAGACACAAGAGACTTAAAATCTAGTTTATCACCCGGATTATCAATGACTTAACCCACAGTTTGACTCAGGTGGGTCTTTTTATATCTGTATAGTTTCCTTTAAGAAACAATCACTTAGTAGTAAGAATCAAGGACTTACAGATTGATGTGTACATCTTAGCGGAAGATTCCCCTTAAGATAATACTTAAGATAATCAGTAGATATCCAGTAGTTTCCCTTAAGAGTTCTCTAAGAGAATCCTTAAGAGTTCCTATTGATTAAATAGTAACTACGACACAACTTTAACTACAGGAGAAATACTATGAGTACCCTAATAGAAAAGCAGATAGCTTTAGAAACTGAGATGGGAAGCTTAGGTGTATCAGCTTACTTCAGGAACCTAGATGCTCAAGGATTAGCTGAGAATAGAGTAGGGAGTGCCTTACTTAATAATTCCTTACTACCCTTGATTGAGAAGTTAGAGGAATTCTGTGAGACTACACGTACAGGTAATGCTGGTAGATTAGCTCATACTGCTAGATACCTAGAGATGATTGGCCTTAAGGAAGTAGCGTACATATCCCTTAGAAGAATCATTAATGGTATCTCAGGTAGAGAACGTATGGTGTCTATGGCTGAGGCTATAGCTTCCTTACTTGAGGATGAATTAAACTACAGAGCTTTCCGTAAAGAGGCTCCTAAGTTGATGGATGCTATCTTAAGAAATCTTAAGAAGACTGCTGCTAATCCTGAGCATAAGAAAAAGGTATTGATGGGAGCTAAGTCTAAACTAGCTGGTATGGATAAAGTTGAGTTACCTCCTGAGTTAAGAATCCGTATCGGTACTAAGCTTATTGAGTTGGTATGTGCATTGAACTTATGTAAGTTAGAAACTCATGTGGAAGGAGCTACTAAGAGAGTCATCTATGTTGAAGCTACCTCCTCCCTACAAGTATGGTTAGCAGTACAGAATCAAGCTTGCTCTTTACTATCTCCAGTTTATCTTCCGATGGTCTCTAAGCCTAAACCTTGGACAACTTCAGATGATGGAGGGTATCTTGAGACTCCCCTGTCTATCATGAAGACACGTAACAAAACTTACCTACAAGAGTTAGGCTCAGTAGATATGCCTATCGTGTATGAATCTCTCAATGCACTTCAGGATACCCCTTGGGCTATCAATAGAGGGGTCTACAACGTGATGAAACAGTTATGGGATACTACCGGAGGGGGAATTGCTAAGATGCCTTTTAAGGATGGTAAGGCACTCCCTAGTAAGCCTATTGATATTGATACTAACCCTATCGCATTGAAAGAATGGAAGGGTAAAGCTACAGCTATCTACAATGATAACTTTAAGAGTCGTAGTAAGGTCGTAGCACTCAGTCAGAAGCTATGGTTAGCTGAGAAGTTCCTAGATGAAGAAGCTATCTACTTTCCTCATGTGATTGATTGGAGAGGGAGAGCTTATGCTGTGCCGGGCTTCGTTAATCCACAGTCAGATGATACTGGTAAGGCTCTCTTACAATTTGCTGAAGGTAAACCACTAGGTACTGAAGGTGCTGCATGGTTGGCTATTCACTTAGCTAATACCTATGGCTATGACAAGGTAGATTTTGATAAGAGAATCGAGTGGGCTGAAGCTAACACTGATGCTATCTTAGATTCTGCTCTTAGACCTATAGATGGGGAGAGATTTTGGCTTAATGCTGATAAACCTTTCCAGTTCCTAGCTACTTGTTTTGAGTGGTTAGGTTACACCATGCAGGGGGAAGCCTTTGAGAGTCGTATAGCTGTAGCTTTAGATGGTTCATGCAATGGACTACAGAACTTCTCAGCAATGCTACGTGATGAGAGAGGTGGTCGTGCTACCAATTTAGTACCCTCAGAGAAACCTTCAGATATCTATCAGGAAGTCGCTAACGTAGTTCAAGGCTTCATTGATGCTGATGCAGCTGAAGGTGACCTAGAGGCAATCGCTTGGAAAACTGCTCTGTATCGTGAAGGGGATATGTGGAAGAACAAACCCATTGGTCGTAAGTTAACTAAACGTAACACAATGACTAGACCTTACTCAGTGACAGCCTTCGGTATGAGAGACCAGCTTATACAGGAACTGGATGGAATGATTGAGGAGGATGCTATTAAGTTCATTAGTCCTGCTACAGATATCGCTAAGGCAGCTTACTATTTAGCTGATAAGAATCTGAAGGCTATCAGTACAGTGGTAGTTGCAGCTGAAGAAGCTATGAAGTGGTTACAAGATGTAGCTAAGGTTGTGTCAGCTAATGGCTTACCTGTGGTATGGACTACTCCTATAGGTTTACCTGTTAGACAGTTCTATACTAGTGCTGAGTCTGAGACCTTAAGAGTATTCATTGCTGGTACTCCTACTAATGTACAGTTTAATCGTCATGGCTCTACTCTTAATGCACGTAAGCAATCTGCTGGTATCTCCCCTAACTTCGTTCATAGTTGTGATGCTGCTCACATGATGCGTACTATCTCTATGTGTAAATCTAAAGGTATCCATAGTTACTCAATGATTCATGACTCCTATGGTGTCCATGCTTGTGACACTAGGGTACTGGCAGATACTCTAAGGGAAGCCTTCGTAGAACAATACGCAGGAGATGTGTTAGCTAAGTTCAGAGATGAGATAGTTAGTCAGCTAGTAGCTTCAGGAGCCGGGAAGTTAGTAGAGAAGATGCCTCCACTACCTAGCTATGGTACGTTGGATTTGAACGTAGTATTGGATAGCGAATACTTTTTCGCTTAGATAGTAACCTTGAGGAGACAGTAACCATGAAAGACGATAGTGGATTGTATAAGATGTGGTGGTACATGGTGTTGTATGGAATGGGAGTAGAAACACGTTGCAAACAGATAGATTCCATTAGAAAACAACAGCTTAGTTAACCGATATGTACATCTTAGCAATATAAACCCCCAAGTTTATTACTCAAGACCCTCCAGGAGAAATCTCGGAGGGTTTCTTTTTATGTACGAAAGGAACCTTATGTGGACTTTAATACTTTTAGTGTCCTCTTATAACTCCGCAGCTATAACCTCGGTGGTCGGATATCCCTCCGAGAAGCATTGTATAGCTGCTGGTGTACAAGTCTCAAGTTTAACTTCCCAACTTTATACAAATAAAGAAATCAAGTTTAGCTGTACTAAGACTATCTACCGATGAACCCTAAAGACCAAATCAATAACACAACTGTTACCAAGGGGCAGCTTGTGGCTTTCAAAGTCCTTGATGGATTACACGGAGAGAAACCCGGTGACCAATTAGTAGGTATCGCAATGATGTTCTTAATGTTATGCGAACGATTCAAGTCTGACCCCCGAGAAGTCCTCGGTATTTCATCTCGTGTTCTATACGACTCCCTCAGTGTTGGGAAAGGTGAACACACCCGGGCTATTAAAACTTTTATGAATATGGAACTCAAGTGAAATCACAAATTAAACAAGTAACACCAGTAGTGGTGTTTCAACCGGTTATCTTAGAGATTCAGATTGAGTCACTAGAAGAACTTAAGATACTACGTGCTTTGGCTGGTGCTGATACCTCAGTAGCAAGAGCTTTAACAGAGGCTAATTATATGAAGGCTATATCAACTAATACTATTAGTGGACTCCTTCTTAAAACCTTTAACCCTTTATTGGATTACTACGAAAGTATCTAATGCACATTGAACAAGATGATGTAGATGTAGACAACCTAGGTTCCGGTATGACCTACCAACAAGAACGCTTACTGAGTGAAGCTAAGGACAACTGGAGTCGAGGCTTCCGTATTCCTACAACTCTGTATGCACAAATGGCTATGACAGGATTAGATGTTATAGCTCTCGAAGAAAAGTATTTTAAGGACAACTAAGATGACTCAAGAAAAATCTTTCACTTCTCTAGTAGAAACTGAAGTCAACGCTATGGTAACTGTAGGTAAACGTACTTACTTTGGCACTAAAGAAACCTACAAGACTATCTACCCTGACACGGGCTTAGTAGGTATGCACCATGTTCTCTATCCTGAAATGGTAAGAGCAACTATGCGTAACAAGTACCGACCACATGAAGGTGCTAAACAACGTGCAGGGAAAACAGCATGAAGAAGCTAACAGTACGTAAAGCTGTATGCGTCCCATTCGTGGGTGTAGGTGTAGTCCTTTTAGCTATTGGCTTATGTATTCGCTACGGGGTTGATGGAGCATTAGAGATTCTTCAAGACCTTCACGACTCAGTAATATTCACAACACTAATACGAGGTAATAAATAACATGGCAACTGAAAAGAAACCTAAAGCTCAACGCTATACAAGTCCTAAAGGCACATTCGTTTATCCGTACCTAGTTAAACCTGACTTTGGTCAAGGTCAATTCGCTAACACTAAAGGTATCTACAAGGTAAACCTACGTTTATCTGAAGAAGATGCTGCTCCTATCCTTGAGATTCTTCAACCTATCTATGACAAAGCAATTCAAGATGGTGTTCAAGAGTTCGCTAAGTTAAAGGTAGAAGCACGTAAGAAACTTAAGTCACTCACAGAGACCCCTCTGTATGACATTGAGTATGACCAACAAACTGAAGAACCTACAGGTTTCATTACCTTTAAGTTCTCTACTACAGCCTCAGGCACTAACGCTAAAGGTGAAGCATGGAAACGTACTATTGACTTGTTCGATGCTAAAGGTAAAGCTATCAAGCCTCCTATGGTTGGTGCTGGCACTGAAGGTAAGGTAAGTTTTGAATGTTCACCTTACTTCATCCCGGCTACTGGTGTTGCTGGTGTTAAGTTGTACTTATGTGCTGCACAGATTCTTGAGTTATCTGAAGGTGGCTCAGGTGGTAATGCTTCAGCTTATGGCTTTGGTCAAGAAGAAGGCTATGAGGCTGATGATGATACACCTCCGGCTAATGACTTCTCTAACGCTGGTAGTGATAGCTCATCCGGTGAAGATGACGACCAATTCTAAAGGTAGACACTGGTCTTCTGCTGTACGTCAACGAGCAATCGCTGAAGGATACCGAAGTGGACTAGAAGAAACTACAGCTGACTACCTGACCTCGAAAGGGGTTGGGTATAAGTATGAGGAATTGGTGATTGAATACACTGAGCCTCAGAAGACACGGAAATATACCCCTGATTTTGAGATTTTAGCTAATGGAATCATTATTGAAACCAAGGGTAGATTCTTAACAGCTGACAGACAGAAACATTTACTAATTAAAAAACAATATCCTCAGTATGACATTCGGTTTGTATTCAGTAATGCCTTTTCTAAACTAAGCAAAATCTCTAAGACTAGATATTGTGATTGGTGTGATAAGAATGGCTTTATGTGGGCAGACAAAGTGATACCTGAAGGTTGGCTCAAGGAAACTAAAGATGAAAGTTAAAGTAAAACTAAACGGTGATGTAAAGATTACCTTAACCTCTGAACAGGTTAAACACGTTAAACGTATTCTAAATAACTCCGGAACGCTGAACACGGGAGACACTGATTATAGTGAACGTGAGAAAACAAGTTGGGAACTTTGGAACAAACTGGATGATTTAAGTAGTGGCTCATAGCCCTATCAAGTATCTCGTAGTTCACTCCTCCGCAAGTAAACCTAAGACCCCTGTAGATGCCTCAGTGATTACTCGCTGGCATTTAGATAGGGGTTTTATCAAGATAGGTTATCACTATGTAATCCTCCGTGATGGTACGGTACAGAAGGGTCGTAAAGACTCTGAAGTAGGGGCGCACGTAGCCGGACATAACACAGGGTCACTAGGTATCTGTCTAGTGGGTGGACTTAACGATACTACAGGTAAAGCAGAGAACAACTACACGAAAGAACAGTTCGATTCTCTTAAAGTTTTACTAACAGATTTAACTAAAGTCCATCCGAACGCAAAGGTACTAGGTCATCGTGACTTATCTCCTGACCGTAACAAGGATGGGAAAATTCAAAAATCAGAGTGGCTAAAAGATTGCCCGTGTTTTGACGCTGGTAACTGGTGGTTACTCCAAAAGGAAACGATATGAAAAAAGAAGATTTAGTATTAGGTGCTACTTATGTAATCAACGGTGGTTTACCTTTCGGACATTCATTCTCAATAGGTGAGAAAGTAACATTCCATAGGGATGATGGCTCCTTAAGTCCTGTGTTCAAGAGTGTTGAAACAGGTACTACTCAATATGTTTTAGTAGATTGGGTTGAACCACAGAAACAAGTGAAAGTAGGTGACAAGGTACGTATTATTAATGAAGGCAACAACTCATCTAACGGTAAGTTTTACCGAGTAGGACATGAGGGAGTGGTAGTTAGCGCATATGACAGCACAATACGAGTAGACCTAACAGCTTATGGCTTACCTCTAAATATGCCTTCAGTAGACTACGGTGACTTTGAGGTAATCAATGTAGACCCGGTAGCTGAACTTAAGACAGCTTACGACAACGCTAAGACAGCTTATGAAACTGCTGTACGTGAACAGAAAGAAGCTGAACAGAAAGCTAAAGAGGCACTAAAGTTTACTGAAGATGACATTAAGGAATCTTTTGTAGTTGAACTTGACACCTCCCGAGGCGGTTTACGTTTAGTAGTCTTGAGTAATGCTGGAGATGTTACCTTCTTGAACTCTAAGGGTACACAGTCTAACTCATGCTCCCGTACACGTTTAGTAGATGAACTTAACTGCTTGTATAAGAAAACAACTAAAACTTTAAAGGACTTCGCTAATGCTTAAATTCATTAACTACTTCTTCCCTCGCACTGTTACAGGTGTAATGGCTTCATTCCAAAAGACTGTAGATGACCTACACAAAGTAGCTTCACACAATCTTAAGCAGTATGAAAAACAAGAAGACACTATCGCTGATTTGTTAGTTAAGGTTGATGCTGCCACTTCAAAACAGAAGTCTGCTGAAGCTGAAGCTACTGCTGCAATTAAGTTAGCTAACAAACTTACGAACCAATTTGGTTTAACCAAGTAGTAACCTCCAAGAGACTTTCACTAACCTGAGAGTCTCAATTTTTCTACTACCTTTTTAGGAGAGATTAGATGACACCACAAGTACAAACAGTATTAAACCATTTACAGAACTTCGGTAA